TGGTCGTGCGGCGCGAGCGCGTGCCCGCGTGCGTGCGGGCGCAGGGACATCACGAAATCACGGACAGAGTCGCAGTTGAACTTGAGTTCGGGTTCAGCCACCTCGCTGTCAACATGCATCTCATATCCACGATCCTTGGCGAAGGTGGCTAGGTATTCAATCAGTCCGGCTGGCAGCAGACCGGAGTGTGGGTTATACAATCGCACCTTGCCATCCCAGACCTTTCGTCTGAACGCTGGGGTGTACTTGGCACCGGGGACATCGTATGTGAAGTACTCCTGCAACTCACGGGCAATGGAGTTGTCCGCGAGCACGCGCAGGTGAGCCGTGTTCATGTTGCGTACTTCAATCACTACCGGCATTCTCCTATTTAGGTCACGCCGCTCAGGAACTTCTTCCACTCAATGGCGTTGCGGATGACCCACTGCCGGTTGTTGATGCCCTTGAGGACCGAGTCAAGATAGTCAACCTTCGCCTTCTGGAGGTCCATCTTGGAGGACAACTTGCTCAGGTCGGGATCGGCATCCATGTAGATGTCAATGTCCTGCCGAAGGATGCGATGGGCGAACGGCTCCCAGCCGAGAGCCTTCAGTTCCTCTTGACTCATCTTGCCGTTGTAGTACTCCCACTTCTGCTTCCGCAATGTCCGCCAGTCAGCCTCCAACTTGCGTAGGACGAGCGACTCGTCATGGAAGATGTTGAGGAACTTGCCGTGCAGTTGCGGGATGCGGATAGACTCGTCGCCGAGTTCGGTCGAGTCAATCTGCAAGTGCTGCTCCGCCAGTTGCTTGATGGTTTCGATGTTCATATTGCGTCTAGTATACCACAATGTCGGCTGAATGCCACTAGATACTGGCATGAAAGTGATCGGAATTGACTATTCCATGACCACCCCTGCCGTGACCACGCTGGCAGATGGCATCGTGACCTGTCACTACCTGACTTCGGTCAAGAAGCACCAGACCGATTACCGGCTCTCTGATTCTTTCATCATTCATGGGTCGGCACAACACGACTACCACTCACAGGAGGACCGGTTTGACCGCATATCCGAGTGGGCCATCCGAATCTGCGACATTGAACCGGATATCGTCATCATTGAGGACTATGCGATGGGGGCGAAAGGCAAGGTCTTCCACATCGCCGAGAACTGCGGCTTGCTGAAGCATAAGTTGTGGAAACGCAGGTATCAGTTCAAGGTCATCGCCCCGACCGCCCTGAAGAAGTTTGCGTGCGGGAAGGGCAACGCCGACAAGTGCATGATGCACGACGCTTTCGTGGCGACCACGGGACATGACCTCCGAAAGGTCATGGATAACGAGAGCAAGGACTGCGGCAGTCCGGTGTCGGATGTGGTGGACTCCTACTTCCTCACCATGTTCGCGAGGAACGCGGTCGCGATCACGCGCTGATCTTCATCTGGTCCAAGTCGGGGAACGCTTCCTTGACGATTTTCTTGTCCAGCCCATAGGCAAACTGGAACGAGCCGTCAAAGAGGTTGCGGATCAGGTCCGCCTCCTTGGGGTGGACGGACTCAAGGATCTGGATGAGCAGGGTGTCCTTCCGTTCCATCGGCAGGTTATAGGACTCTTTGAAGATGTAGAGACGCTTTGACTCGGAGAACAGGTTGGTCATCGTCAACCCCTCGGGCGATGAGTCGGGCGTGTACGCGGGGAGATCCTTCCGATACCACTTTGCCTTATCAAAGAAGGCATAGGTCAGGATCTGGCGAAGGGCCATGCTTGAGTGTTCGCGAAGCAGGCGTACGATGTCCGCCTTGTCCTTGGACTTTCCCTTGACCGCTTCCAGCACTTCAGGTATTGTCATTGTCATTGGCATGATGAGAAATCCTCCAGTCGGTATTTAGGCGAGCCGATAGAAGATGGGCTTGACAAGAGCCGAACCTGTGGTATCATTCCAGAAATCAACCCGCAGCGTGCGGGAAGTCAACGCAGAAGCCATGCGAGAAAACAATGTCAGAACAGCAGCCGCAACGCAAGAAGGTCTGGCTCGTCAATGAGCAGAAGGTCGCCACCGTCCGTAAGGTTGAACTCCACCCCAACTGGGGACGGCAGTTCCTCGTCACCACCCACAGCAACGAGTGGGGTCCGGAAACCTTCTGGGTGAAGGAGTCGGATGTCCAAGAGGATCGCCGCTGATGCCACGCAAGCCGACCAACGCCAAGAAGAAGGTTCTGGACAAGGTCATCGCGATTGAGAAGGAAACACGACTCAAGAGGTCGCAGCCCAAGCCCGATAGGGACACACACCACTACACCATGCTCTGTTACGAGGGCAAATACGAAGCCCGATCATGGCTTGGCCTCGGATGGGCAATCTTCACCCATCGCCTGTGGCACCTCTGGAATCACGGAAGGTGGATGGATTGAACATCTTCGCCGTTGATTCCGACCCCGTGGTGGCGGCACAGAGTCTATGCGATGCTCATGTGGTCAAGATGATCCTTGAGTCCGCACAGATGCTCTGTGCCGCCCACCCCGCGGGGGTCGCGCCCTACAAGCCGACTCACATGAAGCACCCCTGCACCATCTGGACACGGACGAGCAGGGAGAACTACGACTGGCTCTGCCGACATGCGAAGGCACTCTGCGAGGAGTACACCTACCGCTACGGCAAGCGTCACAAGTCGGAGGATGTCGTTGACTGGTGCATCGCGAACTCTTCGGAAATTCCGAATGGTTCGTTGACCCCGCACCCGCAGGCGATGCCCGACCAGTACAAGAGACCCCACTTCACCGATGCATATAAGGCGTATTACATCGGGGAAAAATCGCACATTGCCAAGTGGAGGCGACGGGACAGACCGGCGTGGTACGCTAAATACTAGATCACCATGCCTAATTATGACTACAGATGCAAACTTTGCGATCACACCTTTGAGGACTTCCTCCGGATGGCGGATCGCAAGAAGCCATGCAAGAAGCCCTGCCCAAAATGCGGCAAGACCAAATGCATTGAGCAATACATTGGCTCCGCACCCGCAGCGTGTGACCCCGTGAGGATCGGGGTTCGCAAGCCCGATTCCGGATTCAAGGAAGTGATCTCCAAGATCAAGCGGGCGCACCCCAGAAACACCATGCGGGACTATTGACCATGAGCACCACGAATGACTACCTGAAACGGATTGAGATTCCCGGCATGGGGAGGTTCTACCAGTCACCGTCAAGCGGTATCTGGTTTCCCTCCGTGACCACCGTGGTCAACCACGCCGATGAGGAGAAGTGGGCCAAGTGGCGGGAGGATCCGGCAAACCGGAAGAAGTCGGAAGCCGCCATGGCTCGCGGCACAAGGTTGCATACGCTGGTGGAGAACTACCTGCTCAAGGGCGAGATGCCCTCCGACCTTGACCGGACACACTTTGACTCAATCTTTCCCATGGTGCAGGACATCGGGGAAATCTTCGCGATTGAGCAGGCAATGTGGTCAGACAGCCTGCGTATGGCGGGTAGGGCTGACTGCATCGCGGAGTACGAGGGCAAGGCATCCGTCATTGACTTCAAGACCTCGGTCAAGCCCAAGAAGCGGGAGTGGGTTCTCAACTACTTCCAGCAGGCATCCGCCTACTCATGGATGTGGGAGGAGCGAACCGGACAGAAGGCGGAGCAGATCGTCCTGATGGTCGCCACCGACAACGGCAAGTCCCAATTGTTCGTTGAGAGCCGCGAGGACCACAAGCGGGCGTTGGGCGAGACCATCAAGGCATACTGGAAGAAGAACAAGTTCAAGGACATACAGGAGAAGGCGAATGCGATGGCTACGAAAGTTGCTGGGTCTTGACTCTTCCCCGATGATGCCTTTGGACGAGCAGGAGAAGATGCACTGCATCCGCTTCATGACCGAGCGAGGAGAGCAGTTGGGAATGCTGCTCACGCACTCCGAATTCCAAACGGCGGTCCAGCGGTGGGTGGAAAACATTGACACCATGCCAATTGAGGTGGTGGACCCTAACGACGAAACTGAATGAAAGGCTAAAAGAATGGGAAGCATTATCAATTTGGAAAACACATTCACCAAGGAGATTGAGGAACTCTGCAAGAACCGCAAGGACGGGCGGTATATTGATGCAGTCCTTGAGATTTGCGAGCGTCACGGCATTGAGCCGGAGTCAATCGCCAAGTTGGTGAGCAAGCCCCTCCGCGAGAAACTGCGGGTGGAGTTTGAGGAACTGAATATGATCAGGGGCGGAAAAAAACCCAAGTTGCCCCTTGACTGAACCGATACATCTGGTATACTACACAGACCACAGACACATTTCATACCCCTAACACACAGGAGAACACAATGTCTGGATTTTCAAGCATGAAGAAGAACTCACAGTCCGCAATTGATCGTCTCTCAAAGGAGATGACCAAACTCAACAGCAGCAAGAGTTACGAGGACGATCGGTTCTGGACGCTGCAACGGGACAAGGCTGGCAATGGATACGCAGTGATCCGTTTCCTCATGGCGGTGGAGGGAGAGGAACTCCCATGGGTCCGTCTGTTCTCGCACGGCTTTCAGGGCAAGGGTGGGTGGTTCATTGAGAACTGCCCTACTACCCTCACGGGGAAGAAGTGTCCCATCTGCGAAGCCAACAATGAGTTGTGGGGCAGCGGACTTGAGGCGAACAAGACCATCGCCCGTGACCGTAAGCGTAAGTTGACCTACATCAGCAACATCTATGTGGTCAGCGACCCGAGCAATCGCGAGAACGAGGGCAAGGTCTTCCTGTTCAAGTATGGAAAGAAGATCTTTGACAAGTTGCAGGAGGCGATGAACCCCACGACTCCCGACGAGGCCAAGTTCAACCCGTTTGACATGTGGACAGGTGCCAACTTCAAATTGAAGGCTCACATTGAGAGTGGCTATGTCTCATATGAGAAGAGCGGCTTCCAGCCACAGGAGGCTCTCCTTGCCGATGACAAGCAGCGGGAGGCGATCTGGATTGCCCAGTATCCCCTTCAGCCGTTCGTCGCTCCGGACCAGTTCAAGTCCTATGAGGAACTCAAGGCTCGGTTTGATCAGGTTCTCTACGGCGGTGCCGCAGCGGGTTCAGCCCCGCGTGCGGAGGAGGCGGAGCCGAACGACTTCCGCAGCAAGGTTCAGAAGGCGGGCGCGGCTGTCATGGAGGACGCTCCGACGAAGCCCGTGTCCAAGAAGCCCGCTGCCAAGCCCGCACCCACGGGCGATGACGAGGAGGAGGATGCCTTCTCCTACTTCAAGAAGTTGGCGGACGAGGACTGACCGACCATCCCCAGTCAAGCGAAGCACCCTCCGGAAACGGGGGGTGCTTTTTTATCACATCGCCGGTGCTTCCATGAACATCAGGGCGCGATAGGTCGGGTCGTTGTTGCGGCTGGTCTTCTGTGAGAAGAACATGGGTCCGTCTCCGCCTCCACCACCGGCGGACACCGCCGTTTTTGGTGCATTGACGATGACATTCGGCTTCATGCCTTCTTGCTGGATTCGCATCCTGTCGCTGCTGATGCTGTTGGTCTGGGAGAGGATTTGCTGCGATGCCACGCTATCGGTTGATAGGATCATCTGGCTTGTTCTGCCGCCACCTGCCGACATGATGGTGCTGGAAATGGTGTCTCCTCCAGCAATGATAGGAACCATTTCACCTTCAGGAGATGAAAGGACAGAAACCATTTGACCTGGTTTTGGAGCAGATACCAAAGATGGGGTCTGGGCATCAATCGCTTTTTCTATATTTGTTTCTTCCTCTTCGTCATCGTTCCCCAACCACCAACCCAAAGCACCATCAAGATATTCCTTGACGGCATCAATACCTTTCCCCATATTATCTAGAACCGAATTTGCATAATCAATTACGGGTTTTATTCCGTTATCGTAAATCCACATCATCCACTCTTGGATTGGTTTTATTATTGTTTCAGAAATCCACTCTATAAGTGGTTGTATCCATTCTTCGTACAGGTAAGACAACCCTTCGGTTATTGAGCCAATGATTTCCCCCACAAAATCCGTAACATAACCGAATCCCGTCGCTATGACTGCACCGATCAACTGAAATGATTTTACCAAAATTTCCACCACACCACCAATCAGTCCTGCCACCTTCTTCAGGAGTCCCAAGATGGGAGACAGGAAGTAAGTGTTGAAGTTGTCAAATGCCTTCTTGAATCCCTCCCACATCTTGCCGAGCACGAATGAAAACACATCAACTACCTTCTTGAACACGGCATACACAGAATCAAACTTCACCAGTCCGAATGTCAGACCCGAGATGATGTTGGCGAAGAAGCCAGCGATGAGTCCCTTCAGTCCGTCCTTCTTGAATCCCTTGAACGCACCGATGACACCATCAATCAGGCTGATGACAATCTGAAGTGGAATGAAGAATTTGCTGACCACCCCGAAACCCATTCTGAAAGCACTCACCAACTTTCCGATGATGGGGAACATGCTGTTCAGGAATCCGCCAAGACGGCCGAATATCCCAGTCAGGGGTCCGAACAACTTCCCGAAGAAGCCACCCGCGCCGCCGAAAATCTTGCCGATCGCTCCGCCTATGGATGCGATCAAATCCCCGACCTTCGGGATCTTGCTCAGGATGCCGACTACCATCTTGAAGTAACTGACAAAGTAGGCGACGATGCCGCCCACGATGAAGGCGATTCCAATCAGCAAGAACTTGAGCCACCCTCCGCTGGTCTTCTTGAGGTCAACAAGTTTGGTGACCACATCACCGAAGCCGGTTCCCAATACGCTTTCCAGACTGCTGACCCAGACGGGTCTGGTGTACCTCGCTTCTTGGGCATCCTCTAATGCCTTGACTTGGGACTCTTTAACCCGATCGTAGTGCTTGAAAGTTTCCTTGCGAGTCTCCTCGTCACCCTCATACGATTTCTTGAGGGAACTGACCAGATCTTGCCTCGTTCTGCTTTGCTCATAGGAGAAATTCTGGAAGTCCTTGTCTGTGGATGCCATCTTGGTGGCCGTGGTGATGGACACGCCCTCCTTGCTCGCGATGGCTTCTATCTTCTTCCGTTTCTCTTCTTCCACCATCTCATCGTGCTTCTTGAGGGCGACCTTGGTGATCTCCTCCTCATTCTTGCTCATGATCTCAAGTCGCTTTTCGGAGAGGATTTTTTCTCTTTCCTCTTCGGTCTTGGCATTGCGGAGTTTCGCTGCACCCTCTTCACTCAATCGCCACAGGGCCATTTTGCGTGCAGCCACCTCGTCCGCAGCCGCCTTGATGGTAGCGGCATGGGTTATGCCGAGTTGCTTCAAGGCTTCAAAAGACCTCTCGGACTCACCTTCCTTTGCGATTTTTGCCTGTTCTTTGGCAAGTTCACGGGCTATTCGCTTCCGGTCTTGGAATTCCTCTTCTCTTTTTTTCCTCTCTTCCGCCGCTTTCTTGTTGGAGGATTCTCTATCCAACTTCAAGCGAATCTCGGCAAGTTGCTTATCGGAAATGCCGGAGGACTTTTTGAGAGCATCGCTTCTGGCCTGTAGCAAATCAAGTTCTTCTTGCGTCACGGCACGAACACCAGCCAACTCCTCATTGGCCAAGTCTTCCTTGACAGCGATCATCTGCTGCTCAACGGCTTCTAGTTCTTTCATCTTCTCATTCTGTTGTGCTGTCGCCAAAGCCAAACCTCTGAGGTTTACGGCTGTGTCTTCACCATACTTGGCCGTTTTATCCATGGCTTCGGTCATCACAAGAGAGGCAATCTCAAACCTCTCTCCGTAGTAATCGTCAAATGTATCACCAGCATCGGTCACCGACTTGTGGAGTTTTTTGAATTCCTTCTCAGAGGAACTCAACTCACCTTCAAGTTTTTCCATGGCGGAACCGGCTTGTTTGAGATCCGATTCCGTTCTCTTGACCCTCTCGTCAAGTTTTTTCATCGCCGCCGCATGGGCGAGGATATCGTCTTGAGACAATCCGGCATCGCCAGCCTTTTTCAACTGGTCGGCATACCAAGCCTCTGCTCTGGCCTTCTTTTGTATTGATGCGGAGTGGGCTTTTTCTGCGGCAGTCCTCTCGGTTTGACTCTTCCTGAAATCTTCAAACAACTTTTCATAGCCGTTGGCTATCTTGGTCATTTGATCAATCGCTTTGGGAACGCTGAAAACTTCAGGAGCGGGAATTGAAGCAGGCGGTGTCACAGCAACATCCCGTGCCTTCGCACCGGCATCATTGCCTTGTGGAACGCCCGACGGGTTTGAACCAGATCCGACCGGATTGTTGGTGCTCTCTGCCATGATTGCTTCTTATCTCCTCATGCTCATCTCTTGCTTCTGCTGCTCCATCCGTTCCTTCTCCTCCTTCAGGTGCTCCATGAGCAGGTCAATGTAGATCCTCCTTTCCCACGGCATCATGCTTTCCAGATCAACCAGCGTGTACTGGAAGTTCTGCATCATGGCGAAGTTCACGGACAGCATGTTGATGAGGCTGTCGTGGGAGGAGGCTATCAGAAAAAAGAGGCGATCCCCCTCATGGTGATGTTGTTTTCATGACCACAACTGCATTTGAAGGACACCTTCTTCTCAATCTTGGGCATCGTCTCAAAGAAAGACGAGAGTTTCGCGAACTGCTCTTGCGTCAACTGATCCAAGAAGTCGTTGACCTCTTTCTCCCCGATCTCGTCGGCGACATACACGGTGTCACCGACGAACACCTTGTCTATGCACTTGCCGAGCAGGAGGAAGGTCTTGATGATGTCGTTGTCTCCCTCCGGAAGGCTGGCTGCCGACTTGAGGGTCGGGTATCTCATCTGAACCTTGATGTTGCCGACCAGATCCACGGTCAGGGTGTGGGCGGGGTTCTTGGTCGGTTGGATTTCCTTGAGGTTGATCGTGACCTCGTTGCCCTTCTCACACTTCTCGCACTTGACCATCGGCTTGGTCGTCTCGCCGACCGACCGGCTGCGAAGTTGCAGGAACAGGTACTCCATGTCAACTAGCGGGACGGCGTTGACATCCACCTTCCCGCCCGTGCACGCGAGGATGACATCCCGCACGGCATTGTTGATGGTTGCCTCGTCGCGGGTCTCCGCCGCCATAAGGAGGATCTTCTCCTCCTTGACGATGAATGGGCGGTATTCAACTCGCATGCCGGAGGCGGGAAGGATTGCCTCATGCTTTGGAAGGGATGCGATCGCATTGCTAAGTGACATGATGATCTCCTGTTATGGGTAGAAGCCGTTGCCGAAGTAACCTGCCCCGAAGAAGCCCTGCGTCTGCTGGAGCAACTGGAGGCCGAGTTGTAGTCCGGTGTTGGTGTTGTAGTTAAGAAGTCCGTTGTCCGCCTTCGGCAGTCCGTCGCCGACGATGGGATACTTCCCGTTCTTGTAATCGTCAAGGTTCTGGAGGTATTGGGCGAACTGGTTGCGGCGTTCAAGTGCCTGCTGGTTGAACTTGCGGTTGGACAGGCGGGTCATCCCGTTCATCTCGTCCACGCTGCTCTGGAGGTTCCGTCTGGCATCGTCAAAAGACCTAGCCATGTCGGTGGAACGCTCTATGCGGGGGAAACCCGTGTCGGTGATCTCAGGAACGACCGGCTTGCCGCTGAAATCTATGCCAAGGGGGACTATATCCCTGAACATCAAGCCAACATCAACACTCATGGGCGATGTCGCGGCATCGGACGATAGGGTTCCGCCGTTCACCGTGAACGAGTAGGGGTATATCTCGGTGAAACGGAAGCCCGTCAGCAAACCCTTGTAGTATGCATCTATGGCTTGGTCAAAGTTCTGGATGAACTTGGGTAGGAGGAGAACCACCGCCTCGCTGTCCTTTGCGTAGTCATCATAGAACCGGAACTGCTTGGTGGTGGGATTCTGGATGTAGTGAATCCAGTCGTGAAAAAACTCCTTCTCAAACATGTCCGCACCGCAGTGGTACGACAACTTGAACCCCGCCGTGTTGGCGGTGTTCTTGCGATAGGGGAACAGGCGTGAGGGTCCGCCGTGCAGGAAGTTCTCCTCGGCGGTGTTCCATGCCATCTCGGGTATGGCAATGTTCTTGCAGGTGATGGCCAGACGGGAGGTATCCTCCACGAACCGCATTCCGAGGTCTTGCCGCACATTGATGTTCGGCAGCAAGAACACAAGGTAGCGGTTCGGGGAAGCGAAGCCCGATGTCCGCATCGTGCCGTAGACCGTGTCAGGGAAGGAGGGGGCGTACTGCGAGGAATAACTCGGCTGAGGCTTCTTCCATGAATGGATGTTATTTGTGGGGTCGTAGAGTGCCATTTTCCGTATTACTATCTATTAGGCGAGCCGCCATATATCCTTCTTTGGCAT